TTTGACGGAGAAACCATCAACATTAGACAGGATTCGTTTCCTACCTCATGTGAGCACTATCAGAATACCCTTCCGTGCGAAGGAAAGGCAACCTAAGGTCGACGGTCTTTCGACTGTAAACCCGCTCACACTCAGAGCAATCCGGGTGGATCGCTTTCCTGCTCTTAGATATTAGCGTATGTCAAGTCGTATTACACGATTCGGCGTCTCTTCTATCTTTTCAGATAGCGATTTGGTTATCTTACTTCACCGATCCAAGTAGGTGGCCTATTTCAGCTCCTGTTCCGGGATCGGCTTCAAGGCCGATCTCAAGCTTAACTTACGGTATTCGCGGATCCCCGCAGTATCGTACAGGGAGGGTCCCATTCGGCGTCTCTTCTCTGTCACGTTCTTGCTTAAGGAACTTTACCAGAGCGATTTGGTTATTCTACTTCGATCGAGCGGCAGCTTGCCCACTCGTCTTCAGAGCCGATCTCAGGTACGATACGTTGGATCACCTCGATTCGGCGTCTCTTCTTGAAGTTACTCAAGCGATTTGGATATTCTACTTCACTAATTATTAGTAGGTGGTCTATTTCAACTCCTGTTCTAACAATCAGCTTCAGAGCCGAGCTCAAGATACCGCATCGGAAGAGTCCCCTCTCCCGACCACTTATACATCTAAGAGTTGTTGACTGGGTCAACAGTCGCCCTAAACGTACTAGAGTAACGATACCATCTCTTCAACATTTTAGACTCAGATGTAGGAGGTTTACCCTCCGACACCCGGGTTTGAATGTTACGTGGAAATGGTAAAGCCGCGAACTCAGTTTCAATTTCTCGGAACTGAGTCCACAGGTTCTCCAGGCTCTCCCAGTCAAGGGAGGAGACCGGGTCTATTAAGACCTCCTCTAGTTTAGTACGAAGGTCCCGGGCAGTTATGACCACATCCAAGAAAGCCTCCCGATAAACCGTCTCATTTAGGGAATCCACCACCTCACTAGGTGTAGTGGCTTCAATCCCTCCATGTTCCGATTGTCGAGAAGGATCTCTAGGTGTCGTGCCATAATGTTCACGATCTCTGTAAACCGTCCCTAACTTCTTAGCCAGAGCGATCAGCTCTGAATAAGAATCTAGGTATTCAAGAATGAGTTTTACCTCACTCTCGAAGAATAATCTACAAAGACCGTGAACCCGAGTCATCGAGGTCTTATACAGGGAGGTTACCGATTTCAATGGTAACCACCCCTTTAGACCCGTGTAACCCGGCCCCCCAGGACCGTAGAACGTGACTATGTAGTTACGTAATCGTTTTGGTAATGAGAAGAGGCGTTTCGATGCTGAAGCTTTTGCTCGGTACCCGTAACCTAGGACAGATAGCATCTGCCCGAAGGTTAGAGAGTACTTGCGCACGAGCTCCAGTAGGCCAGCTAGGGATAGCCGGCCTACCACAAACTCAGCGAATGGAACCATGGAAACGTTCACTCCGTTAAGGAATGTCCGCTTCGCAAATTCCAACGCCTTGCCTGTTGTTGAGATCAGAGACTTATGGTCTCCAATCCCGACATCTAACGCTTTCATTATACCAGCGTATTGCTTGGCTACACAATCACGGGCTATAACTACGTCGTCTCCCAAGACGGCGTAGCCCTCGTACCATGGTTTATTAGGAGTAAGCACACCCGCCTTAAAGGCGGACCACTGAACGATTGCATGGTGTAAAAACGCCAGCATCGCCCAAGAACTGAGCGCACCCATAGGTTGACCGGTAGCATACTGGACAAATCCCAGCTCAGAAACGGTTTGTTTAGGACCATCTCCGAACTTGATCGTCTTGGGACAGTGATACTTCCGACCGACCATGAGGCAACCCCACAGCTCTGCCCCCCAACTTGTTAAGAAGGGAGACAGTAGTACCTTTTGAAGTACGATGGGTAATCGATCGGTCGCGGCCGACAAATCAAATGAATACAAGGAAATTGGTTTTGAAAATTTCTTTTCATTAGCATCCTTCCATGCAAACAAATGACGTATCGGACGCTCCTGATCAAAAGTCCCATCCTGTGGTATTCGCTCCAATAGCGCAAAGATCGCCTTATGAAGGCGGTCAAAGAGCCATTGTGTCCAAGGGTCGACCATAGCGAACACCCGGACTTTACCAGCTGGTTCCGGTTTGAACCCAAGTTTCCCAAGCCAATTTGTTGCTTCGAAAGGGCTTTTCGGCCCTCCCGAGGATAAGGGAAGGGAATCCTCCCATACCCACAACTCCTTGGCCCAGGATTCTATCCGGTTCAGCACCCACTGATTACTAGTCATTCGACACCAATTTTGCAAAATTGGATAAAGAGGGCTATGTAACCAAGTGTATGCTGAGGCCAGAATAGATGCAGGGGAAGTACTCTGAGCCCCGCTCGAAATACTTGCCCCTTGCACCGCGGGTCCAGACTTAGAAATCAGGAATGGTTTAGCCCGGAGTCCTTTTAAGAACTCCAAGGGACCCTCGCCCTCTTCAGACCATAGTGCATCGGT